CTTGCAAATCAAGGAAATGCTGGCCCCCATGCCGGAAAAAGACAAGCCGCCGGAAAAATGGCGGCCCGGTCTTTTGATATTTGACAACTGCGAAAACCTCATTAGCGACTTGCAAGTCATACAGTCGGATGAGAAGAATCCGAACGATTGCGCCAAACAGCCGCACGACATTACGCATACGGTCGATGGTCTGCGGTACTACTGCATAAGCCGTGTTCTGTCTGCGGAAGAATCCTCGCCCGTTGTGGAGGAACCGGAAGATGAGGACGCTGGTGAGGACTACGACGAGTTTATGCATGGCGGTGAAGCCACAAGCAGTTATATCAACTATGGAGGACGATGAATGTTTTTCAAACGCATATATGAGCGGCTGACTGCTTTGGAAGCCTGTTGCTGTTCTCTGGAAGAAGACCTAGACAAAGTACGCGCAGAATTAGCGGAAACAAACGAGCGCCTTTCCGCGCTGGATAGCGCATTGAGTGACCTTGGCCTTGAGGACGTAACGGAAAAGATGAAAGCGGAAGCCAAAGCTAACAAAATGATGGCCGAGGGCCTGACAAACATACTGGCCTATGAGGGCAAGCCGCCTAAACGGGAGGGCTGACTTTGAAAACTACCGCGCCGACTGTCGAAAGCGTTTTCCAAGAGTACAAGAAAGGCCTGGATTTCAATACGCAAATCGGCCTCAACGAAACTGTGGAGAACAATGAAAACTTTTATATCGGCAAACAGTGGGAGGGTGTTACCACAAACGGACTCCCAACCTTCCAAGACAACTTTTTGAAGCCGACAACGCAGTTCATCGTTGCTTCTATCATCTCCGACAACATTACTCTGCAATGCTCGCCCCTCACCAAGACAAAAGGCGTTGACCAAATCGCAAACATTGTGAATCAGGAATTTGTTTCGCTGTTTGAAATCAACAAGCTAGGCACCTTGATCCGCGAATATATGCGAAACGCCGCCGTAGACGGCGACGGGTGCATGTTCACTTGGTTTGACCCGGACGAGGAAACGGGGCAACTCGCAAAGGGCGCAATCAAAACTGAAATTATCGAGAACACCCGTGTGTTCTTTGGCAATCCAAACGATAGGCGCGTTCAGCGACAGCCTTACATAATCATTGCTACCCGCGAACTGGTTGACGATGTGAAACAGCGGGCAGAAGACAACGGCATGGCGGACACAAGCGCCATCACCGCTGACACGGACGATAACGGCAGCACAGCCAGCAGTTACACGAGCGACAAATGCACCGTCCTGTTGCGGCTCTGGCGGGACAGAAAAACCAAAACCATACACGCCATCGAGTGTACGCAGAAAGCGGAAATCAAACCGGCGTGGGATTTGGGAATCAAGCTGTACCCGATTACTTGGCTTCCGTGGGACTATGTGCGCGACTGCTACCACGGTCAGGCACTAATCACGGGACTTATCCCCAACCAGGTCTTTGTCAACAAGGCTTTCGCCATGACGGAACTGAGTCTGATGAACTCAGCTTTCCCGAAAACTGTCTACGACAAGACGCGGATAAATAAATGGACAAACGGCGTCGGACAGGCTGTGGGTATCAACGGCGGTGACGTGAACAGCGTTGCAAAGAACCTGGAACCGGCGCAAATCTCACCGCAAGTGGCGCAGTTCATAGAGTTGGCTGAATCGGTCACAAAGTCGAATCTCGGCGCTACACCAGCCGCTATGGGCCAGACGCGGCCTGACAACACAAGCGCCATTATCGCCCTGCAACGCGCAGCGGCGATCCCGTCGGAATTGACGAAGCGCAATCTGTATCAGACCATTGAGGATTTAGGCCGCATCTACATCGAGTTCATGGGCGAAAACTACGGGGAGCGATTAATTGAAGTCCCAACGCCGGACGAGGTCAAGCAAGAGGCTCTTTCCATTGGTACGGTTGCGCCTGAAACAATGTCTATCCAGTTTGATTTTTCGGCTCTGAAAGCAATACCAATGTCGCTTAACCTTGACGTTGGCGCATCGGCCTATTGGTCTGAAATTGCCACGCTTCAAACGCTGGACAACCTGCTTATGCAAAACCAAATCAATGTGGTGCAGTATTTGGAGCGTTTGCCTGACTACTCCATAACGGACAGGCAAGGGCTTATCGACGAGCTGAAATCACAGATGGTGCAAATGCCCGTATTGGCGCCCGGCGAGGCCCAACCGGGGCAAATCGTAAGCACCGGCCAGCCGGCGCCAATACCGGAAGGGGCCGGATACGGGGCCATGCAACGGGCGATCAACGAAACGGGCGTTTTAAATTAGGGCGCAGAAGCCGTTACCTCACCAATTTAGCATTATAACATATCTACTCGGGGAATACCACCCCTTGTAAATAAAAAATTTCGCCCAACCACAGGCGAGAAAGCGAGAAACAAATGGACGAACAGAACACAACTTCCGTAGCAGACGAAAGCGATCTTTCCGCAATCACCGACTGGTCAGATTTACCGGAAGATGCGGCAGATGATTCGGACGTTGCGGCAGAAGCCGAGGGCGACACCGCCGACGCCACACCAGCGACTGCGGACAAACCCGAAGGAGACACGGAGAAAACGGACACACAGCCCGCAGAGAAAGCCGAGGCAGCGCCGGAGAAGCAGACTGAGGCAGACCAAAGCTTCACGCTGAAATATCTTGGCGAGGAAAAGGTTGTCACGCGGGACGAGGTGATTGTCCTGGCCCAAAAAGGCATGGACTATGACCGGCAAAAAGCAAAGTATGACGCGCTTGTTGCGGAACACGCGAAACCCGACGAGGGGAAAGCGTTCATTGAGGAATTGGCAAAAGCCCGTGGGCTGAGTGTCCAGGACTTCATTGACCAATACCGAGCGCAGGAATTGGCTCAGAGGGAACCGATTGACGAATCTGTTGCGCTGGCCCGCGTGAAACTGGAGCGCAAAGAGCGTGAGATTGCCGCGAGAGAAGCGGAACTTAAAACCGCCGCCGACAAGGCCAAGACGGATGCCGCCACGCAGGAGAAACGACGGCAGGACTTCTTGGAGTTTGCACAGTCGTATCCGAATGTCGGCCCTGACGAAATCCCGCAATCGGTGTGGGAGAGCGTGGCAGGCGGTGTGAGCCTCAAAGCGGCTTATAAAGGCTACCAGGACGCACAGGAAGCGGCGCGAATCAAGGCCGAAAACGAAGCTCTCAAAGCTGAGTTGGCCGCCGCCAAGAAACAACAGGACAACAAAGCCAAGTCAACAGGCTCCAAGGCCACAGCCGGAAATTCGACGGCTGGCGACCCGTGGCTTGCAGATTTGGAATCACGATTTTAACACCTATGGCTGAAATACTGCCATAGGGAGAAAGGGAAATTATTATGGCAGTAAATCTCGTAACCAAATATCAGGGGCCGCTTTTGAAGCGGTTTTCTCTGCAATCCATCACTGACCCTTACGCCGGTAAAAAGTTCGATTTCGACGGGGTGCAGAGCATCGTCGTGACCACGGCAGATCAGGTGTCATTGAACGACTACAGCCGCACGGCGTCCTCAAACCGGTTTGGCACTCCGGCAGAACTGGGCGATACCAAGCAGACGCTCACCATGTTACAAGACCGCTCTTTCACGTTTATTATCGACGCAGGCAACGCCTCAGACCAGCAGTACATCAAAAAGGCCAACGATATCATAGCGACTAACTGGGATGAGGTCTGTGTGCCGGAAATCGACGCTTACCGGCTGTCCAAATGGGCGAACGGCGCTGGTCTCGGCGCTCTCGGCACAGCTCCGGCTGTTGACACGGTGCACACCCTGATTGCCACGGCGACCAAGGATATGAACAACAAGCTGGTGCCGCGCAAGAACCGCGTCCTATTTGTTTCCGAAACCGTGTTTCTGGCTTGTAAACTGGGCGACAAACTGCTTGCCGTTGATTCCCTCGCGGCACAGTCTCTTGCGCGTGGGGCTGTCGGTATGCTGGACGGTATGCCGGTTGTGCCGGTGCCCGACAGCTATATGCCGACGGGCGTAAACTTCATTATCAAGTACAAGGACTCCACCGTCGACCCGCTGAAACTCAAGACCCTGCGCATACACAAGAACCCTGCTGGCATCGACGGAGACCTTGGCGAGTGCCGCTTCTACCACGACAGCTTCGTGCTGGGCACCAAAGTCTACGGCCTGTATACACACGTTTCGACCGGAAAGGGCCTCGCGGCCCCGACGCTGACGAACACGGAGAACACCATTACATTCGCTTGCACCAACTCTACGGGCATTAAGTACACGGTAGACGGCAGCGACCCGAAAACGTCTGCGACAGCAACCACAGTGCTGGCGGCGGCTTACTCTACCGGCGTGGCGATTACGGCTGGCCAGACGCTCCGCGCCTACGCCTACGGCGCAGGCTATGTCAACAGCCCGATTTCCGAAACCTCCTACGTTGCGTAACTAACACAAAGGGGCGGCTAAAAACCGCCCCTACTCCCATAAGGAGAATTGCCAATGATTGTATTAGTAGAAGAAAAATTTAAAGCTGTGCCGCAGAAGCCTTGGCGCAAGTATGCCGTGGACTATTCGGAGGACGTTGCGGCATTACCCGGCACAGACGAAATCGCGCCTTTGTCTGTGGCCGTCTGCCCGAACAATATGCGGTTCATTCTGTCGCCGTCGAATGTATGGGAGTTTGATGCGAGCACCTACAGCGGCTCACTCGATCTTGCAGGGACGCTTGACCATATCGCCTATATCACGGAGGGGGCGGGCACGGATTTGGCTGTAGCGATTGGCGTAACACCCGTGGCTGATGGCGGCACAGTTCAAAACGGTGATTCGCTTACGGTCACATTCAGCGCGAATACTGGCTATGAGAACCTAGCATGTGTGATTAACGGCGTTTCGTATGACGCTGACGATTCGCCGGTGACGTATACTGTCGGCGTGGGCAGCAATGTGCATATTGCCACATCTTCTACGGCTGTTTTGTACGACTTGACGGCGACTGTTGGGGAACATACGACGCTGACCATAGTTGATGCGAATGGCAAGGCTTATGAGGACGGCGACCAGGTTCCGCATGACGCGGTGTTGACAATCACAGCGGCGGCGGCGACGGGTTATGACCTCACGACGTTCACCGTCAATACGGTTGATAAAACATCCAGCAACCCTGATTCGCATACAGTATCCGGTGACGTTGCCATTGTCACGGCGGCCACCATCAAGAGCTACACGCTGACGCTCATGCAGGGCGAGCATACAACCCTGACTGTGTTGGATGGCGATACGCCCGTAACGACCGGAGCAAGCGTTGAACACGGGACTGTGCTGAGCGTGACGGCTGCTGCCGATGACGGTTATGACCTGACCACGTTTACAATCGACGGCGAGCCGGCGACGTCACCGGCCACGCACACGATGGAAAAAGCTATAACGATTGTTACATCGGCTACTGAACAGGAACAGGAATAAGGGCGGGAACCCCGCCCTCCCTGTTTATCTGTCGTAATACCCCGTGCCTATATTGCGCCAAAACCATATAGGCAGAATGAAAAAGTGAATCAGCATGAGGTCAAAGCGTTTGCTTCGTAACCATCTTTTCATAACGCATCACCGCTCTCAGTATAACACCGCAGGAGGTATAAGTCAATGGCCGTAACGGGACAACAGGCGCTTAATATCGTGCTGGACATGCTGGATGAAAGCGGCAGCACCGAATATAACACACGGGC